AGGTCTTGGTAGAACTCATCAACAAACACTTCCCTGATTGGCGTCGTGTTTTGAATGAGTGTCAACGTTACTCTACTAGTGGTAGTATTGATTCTGCAATTCTTGCATCTTTCTCTGATGTCTCTGTAAATGATCTCATTAAATGTCTCAAAGAGAAGAACTTCTCAGAAGTCCGTAAGTGGGTTGTTTCTAATTTGGATAATGATCCTGGGGTTCTTTTCCGTCGTATTTACGATGCTCTTCTTGTATCCCTTGAAAACAATTCTATTCCTGCTGCTGTGCTTGTTATTGCTAAGTATCAGTACCAAGGTGCCTTCGTTGCAGACCAAGAGATCAACTTCCTCGCGGCGTTGACAGAAATCATGGTTGAATGCGAGTTCAAATGACAGAAGAACAACTAGAAAAAGAACGTTGTGTAGATGATGATTATACTGTCATCAGTCAGTTCTACACAGCAAAAAGACGTTATCCAACCATTCCTTTTTATCTTCAAGATGAGAATGGAGATACATATGAGTTTGGATGGCAACTAATTTACCAATATATTGAGAAGTTAAATGACTAACGTAAAACTGTTTCGTATCATCACAGGTGAAGAAGTAATCGCAGATCTTCTCTCTGAGGATGAATCAACTGTGACTGTTCAAAATGGTCTGGTAGTTCTTCCTTCAGGTCAGAATGTTGGATTTGCTCCTTGGGCAACTGTGATTGATAAAGACAACCCTGAGATTACTGTCAGTAAGACACACGTTGTCTACATTGCAGAACTTGATGAAGGTATCTGTAAGAAGTACAATGAAATCTACGGAAGTAAACTGGTAACACCAGATAAAAAGAAATTGATTCTCTAAATTATGGAACTAAAAGATTGGTTGAACTCACTCAACTTCACGAAGGAGAACCTGATTCAGGAAGACCCTTCGTTGATTAAGGATTATCCACCATACATTATCAATCGTTGTCTGTCTGGTCACATGGATTGTATTATGTTCGTCAATGAGATGAACAAGTATCACAACCTGGACAAAGATATGCAATATGAATTTTATCTAAATACTTTGAGAAAGAGGAAGAGATTCTCTCCTTGGCTCCGTAAAGATAAGATCTCAGATTTAGAGGTTGTGAAACGTTACTATGGTTATAGTAATGAGAAAGCTTCTCAGGCTTTGAAAATTTTATCCAATGAGCAACTTAATTTTATTAAACAACGACTTGATACTGGTGGAAAAAAATGACACAGACTGTTGAACCTCAGGTTAATTGGTCTAAAGAGCAGATGGTAGAGGTTAGGCTCAATGAACCTGATGACTTCCTGAAAGTTCGTGAGACCCTTACTCGTATTGGTGTGGCTTCTAGAAAAGAAAAGAAGTTGTATCAATCTTGTCATATCCTACATAAACAAGGTAAGTATTACATTGTTCACTTTAAGGAACTATTTGCCTTAGATGGAAAGTACGCTAACCTTACCATTAACGATGTTCAACGTAGGAATCGTATTACTCGTCTTCTTGTTGACTGGGGACTAATTGATGTGGTGACAGAGGAATCTATCCTTGATATTGCTCCACTCAATCAGATCAAAGTTCTTCCTTACAGGGATAAGAATGAGTGGACTCTGGAACAGAAGTACAACATTGGTAAGAAGAATAACAAAACTGAAAAATCCGAATAAATAATACTGAGTCTTTTGTGCAGACTCTACGAATGTCGGAAACCCCTATAAGGAAGTGTGGTTTACTACACTTCCTTTTTTCGTTTCATGGTATAAATAAGTGTGGATGCCTTCGGGGTCCACACAACACAGTCTCGCTTTAAAAGGAGAAGTCACATGACACTAGCAAAGTATAATGCTGCCAATTTGGATCAGCTAATGGATCGGATTGCAAAGAATTCGATTGGAATGGATGAATACTTCGACAGAGTTTTTAATACATCCGTACATAACTATCCACCTTATAATGTTATTCAGGTAAATAGTACTGAAACAAGACTAGAAATCGCACTAGCAGGATTTAAGAGGGAACAGGTTCATGCTTACACCGAGTATGGAAAACTTTTTATCAGGGGGGAAAAAGAAACATCTGATGAAGAGGGAACGTTTATCCACAAGGGATTGGCTCAAAGAAACTTTGAAAGAGCCTGGACCCTCGCTGAAGACACAGAAGTCTCCAACGTCGTATTTGAAGACGGACTTCTATCAATCACCCTGAAAAAGATTGTTCCAGAACATCATCAACGTAAAGATTATATCTAAATAAAACTGAATATCGTCGCCGCAGGGGACTACTGGCAAAATCCAGTAGACACCCCTATTTTTTTGTGTTAAAATCTAAGAGAGGTATTGTAAGAAAATGACTGTAAAACTTTTACTACTGAAATCTGGTGAAGATGTTATTTCCGATGTCAAAGAAATGTGTGTTGGTGACAAAGAAAAACCAACTGTCATTGGATATTATTTGACACATCCTTGTCGGGTAAAACTGATTGGGGAGGAAACTCAAAACGGTAAACCAAAGTTCAAAATGCAACTTACTCCATGGATGCCACTGTGTAAGGATAAGATGATTCCTATTGTATCTGACTGGGTTGTCAGTATTACCGAACCTATTGATGAATTGAAAGAAGTATTTGAAAAAGGAGTAGAAAAAAATGAAACTGGAAAATCTGAAACTATTGTCATTGAAGGATCAGAGACTGATTCTAACTCAGATTGAAGAAGTGTCTGCAGACCTTGGTGAACCAGATTGTAAACTGATTGAACCTTTTGTTCTGAATCCTAGTACTATGGAATTAACCCCATGGTTTATCAATCTTACAAATCAGAATGAGTTCATGATTCACTCTGACAACATTTTGACAATTATGGAACCAAACGGTAAACTAAAGGTTAAATACGAGGAACTGTTGACGGAATGAATTTCTATACGAACATCCAGATGATTGGAAATCAGTTCCTTGTTCGTGGTTATGAGGATGGTAAAAGAGTTCAATATCGTGATGATAATTATCGACCTACTTTATTTGTGAAGGCTAATTCGCCTACAGAGTACAAAACACTGGAAGGTGAATATGTTGAAGCTATTCAACCTGGAACAGTAAAAGATTGTAGAGAGTTCTACAAGAAGTACGAAGAGATTGAGAACTTCAAAATCTACGGAAATGAGAGATATATCTACCAATATATCTCTGACAAGTATCCTCAAGATGAGATCAAGTTTGACATCAAGAAGATGAAACTTGTGACCATAGATATTGAGGTTGCATCAGAAGAAGGATTCCCTGACCCTGAACATTGTTCTGAGGAGATGTTAACCATCTCTATTCAGGATTATGCAACCAAAAAAATTACAACTTGGGGAAGAAAACCTTACACTGCTAGTCAGGATAATGTTACTTATCATTACTATCCCGAAGAGAGGGATATGCTCAGTGCATTCATTGATTGGTGGATGAGTGACTATCCTGATGTTGTGACTGGTTGGAATACTCGTCTGTATGACATCCCATATATCTGCGGGAGGATCGATAGGGTTCTGGGTGAGAGGGCCCTTAGAAACCTGTCTCCTTGGGGTCTGGCGACCAAGAAAGAGATCTATATCAATGGTCGTATGTTCTATGTGTATGACATTGGTGGTATCACTGACCTAGACTATCTGGAGTTGTATAAGAAGTTTACCTATGTGAACCGTGAGAGTTATCGACTGGACTTCATTGCAGAGGTTGAACTTGGTCAGAAGAAATTGGATCACTCTGAGTTTGATACCTTCAAAGACTTCTACACTGGTAATTGGAAGAAGTTCGTAGACTACAACATCATTGACGTGGAACTTGTTGACCGTATGGAAGACAAGATGAAACTGATTGAGTTGGTTATTACCATGGCCTTTGACGGTAAGGTGAACTTTGGTGATCCAATGTATCAGGTAAGGTTGTGGGATACGATTATCTACAATTATTTGAAGAAGAGAAACATCGTTGTCCCTCCAAAGGTAAATACTGACAAAAGTGATAAGTTTGCTGGTGCCTATGTGAAAGAACCAAAACCAGGTGTGTACGACTGGGTTGTAAGTTTTGATTTAAATTCTCTTTATCCGCATTTAATTATGCAGTACAACATCTCACCTGAAACTCTTCTGGAGGAGAAACATCCATCTGTCACTATTCAAAAGATTCTTGATGAGAAGATTGAATTTGAAATGTATAGTGATTATGCGGTTTGTGCAAATGGTGCAATGTATCGTAAAGATATCAAGGGTTTCCTTCCTGAGTTGATGGAGAAGATGTATGCTGAACGTAAGGCTTTTAAAAAGGAGATGTTGAAGTCCAAACAGAAACTTGTGGACATTGAATCTAAACTGAAGACCAATAAGGATCCCGTTTTTCTTAGACAAAAGGAACAAACAATCAAAGATATTGCCAAGTTCAACAACTTTCAGATGGTGAGAAAGATCTGTTTGAACTCTGCATATGGTGCAATTGGTAATGCATACTTTAGGTATTTTAAACTTGCCAATGCAGAAGCGATTACTATGTCTGGTCAGACATCTATTCGTTGGATTGAAAACCGTATGAATGGATACCTAAATAATCTACTCTCTACTGAAGACGTAGATTATGTCATCGCATCAGACACTGATTCGATCTATCTTAACTTTGGACCTGTTGTTACTAAATTTCTTGGTGATAAAGTTAGTGATACGAGCAAGATTGTTTCTATCATCGATAAAGTATGTCAGGAGAAGTTGGAACCGTTTATTGACACGTCTTATAAGAACCTTGCATCGTATGTAAATGCATATGATCAGAAAATGCAGATGAAACGGGAGAACATTGCTGACCGTGGAATCTGGACTGCGAAGAAACGATATATTCTCAACGTATGGGATAGTGAGGGTGTTAGGTATGAAGAACCTAAACTTAAGATTATGGGTATCGAAGCAGTTAAGTCATCAACTCCTGCACCATGTAGGAGTATGATTAAAGACGCACTTAAACTGATGATGAGTGGAACTGAGGATGAAGTGATTGACTTTATCGATCACTGTAGAAGTAACTTCAAGAAACTTCCTATTGAGGATATTTCTTTTCCAAGATCTGTTTCTAATGTTGATAAGTACAAAGCACATTCCACAATCTACACAAAGGGAACTCCTATTCATTCCCGTGGTGCTCTTCTTTATAATCACTACATCAAAGAAAAGAACCTGACTAATAAATACTCCGCTATCAATAATGGGGAGAAGATCAAGTTCTGTTACCTTAAAAAACCAAATCCCATCATGAAAATGTGATGTCATTCATCTCAGAGTTCCCACCTGAGTTTGGACTTGACCAATTTGTAGACTATGATTTACAATTTGAGAAGTCTTTCCTGGAACCTCTGAAAGTCATTCTTGATGCGATTGGATGGAATGTGGAGAAAACTGTAAACTTAGAATCATTTTTTGGATAATGGGCTTCTATCAAGGAGCAGGAAAATAACAGAAGTAACAATAATAAAATTGAATATCAGGGTCAAACTAAAACTATCACGCAGTGGGCAGAGGAGTATGGCTTATCAGCCCAGACCTTACGAT